ACTAGCTCTTCTGCAATCGCCGATGGAGTTAAAAAGAAACACAAAACAGTAATTCAACTTGTTCGTCACTATGTCGATGACCTTAATGAATTTGGAAGGGTAGCATTTGAAATGCGATCCTTTGATACCGATGGTGGACGACAGAAACAACAGGTGGCGTTACTTAATGAGCAGCAGGCAACGTTGTTAATTACATATATGCGTAATAATGATGTTGTTAGGGCATTCAAGAAAAGGCTTGTTTCTGAATTCTTTAAAATGCGGTCTGCTTTGGCTGCTAAAAAACTAGATAGAAACACATCAAGATTGGAATACAAACCAATGACTGATGCAGTCAAGAGGTCGAGAGAGGAGCAAGGTAAGACTATTTCACCTCATCACTTCAGTAACGAGGCTGACTTAATTAATCGCATTGTTCTTGGTATGACATCTGCTAAGTTTCGTGTTCATAACGAAATAGGAAAGAAAGAACCTATTCGTGATTACCTAACTCCAGAGCAAATACATTGCGTAACTGAATTGCAAAGAGCCAACACAGTGTTTATCTCAATGGGATGGAACTTTGAACAACGAAAGGATGAATTAACTAAGTTGTTCAATAAAAACCATAAGCAGCCATTACTCGATGAGATGCATAGATTAGCGGCGTAGGCTCAAAATTGAGCCAATTGATTTAATTAACATTTAACGATGAATAGGCCCTAGTGGCCTTTTTTATTGGGTGGAATATGTGATCTTTATAGCAGTTATTAATATGGCAGTTTGAATTTTATTAATTAGCCCAGATAACTATTAAACATTTGTTTTTATCAGGAGAAAGTTATGCTGAATGGCTATATAGATTTTGATAAGCTTGAGGGTGAAGATTACATCAAAGCTCGTAAGCGACTACTTGCAGTTCAGGCTGCTCTTGAGATTGCAAAAGCGTCTGCTGCCAGTGGTTCCGCGACAACAGGCGCAAAAATGGCTGGTGATCTTGGTTGGGCAAAACAAGAAGTAAGTAAACTAGCTGATGCAATTCAAGAAGCATTAGAAAGCTGAATATATTAATACTAGGCCACCAAAAAAGGTGGCTTTTTATTTGCTTAAACTATTACTAGGATAATTTAAGTCCAATCTTATTGTAGAGCAGAAAATTAAATTGATTTGCCATCAACCATAACAGATGTATTTGCATTACTGTTAGGGATGTAAATTTCCACTTTTTTCCCTGAGTCTGTTATCACTGTTATTGTTACTGATCTAGGTGGTGCACCAGTGTCATCACCAGTAAATGCCTCAACGATTTCTGATGAGGTTTTGTCATCGTTAATAATTGGCATTAAATCGCCATTAACTAATCCCGCATAAATTGTAAGATTTCCCATGTAACACCTTTATTAGAGATAAATAAATGGCACTCAACGATAAACAGGAAATGTTTTGTCGCGAGTACCTCATCGATTTAAACGCTACACAAGCGGCTATTCGTGCGGGGTACAGCGAGAAAACTGCTAACGCACAATCAAGCCGATTGTTAGTAAATGTTAACATCCAAAATAGAATTCAAGAACTTAAATCAAATAGGAATGAGCGTGTTGAAGTAGACGCTGATTATGTGCTCAAGCGTTTAGTTGAAATAGACCAAATGGATGTATTAGACATTCTTCGAGAGGATGGGAAGCTTAAGCCAGTTAGTGAATGGCCTAAAACATGGCGTACAACATTATCTGGATTTGATATATCCACGACAATTCGTGATTACAATGAAAGCACTGAAGAAACCATTCTCAAGAAAATCAAATGGCCTGACAAAGTTAAGAACCTTGAACTACTAGGTAAGCACGTCAAAGTGCAAGCATTTAAAGAGCAAATTGAGCAAAAAGTTGAAGCTACGCACAACATTATGCCAGTTCCATCTTGCACTAACGTGGATGATTGGGAAAAGGCTGCACAACAGCAACAAGGTGAGGTACTAGGTGGATGAATTACAACGTAGTATGGAAACCTTTGCCCGGATCTCAGTCTTTATCACTAAGTTGTCCGTGTAATGAAATACTGTATGAAGGTACACGTGGTCCCGGTAAAACAGCTGCTCAATTAGCCCGTTTTAGGCGCAATGTCGGCGTTGGTTATGGCTCATTCTGGCGAGGCGTTATATTTGATACGGAATATAAAAACCTAGCAGACATCATTACGCAATCCAAGCGTATGTATCGCCTATTTAAAGATGGTGCTCGCTTTCTTGCTTCCGCTTCCGAGTTACGCTGGGTGTGGCCGACAGGTGAAGAGCTATTATTCCGGTTTGGTAAAGAAGCAGATGATTATTGGGATTACCATGGTCAAGAGTTCCCATTTATTGGCTTTAACGAACTAACCAAGCAAAAATCAGCCGATTTTTATGAGGCAATGTTCTCTTGCCGTCGTTCGTCATTCCGCCCCGAAGACTATCCACTTGAAAATGGTTCGCTGTTAAAACCTATCCCTTTAGAAACATTCAGTACTACGAATCCATTTGGTATTGGGCACACATGGGTAAAGAAAAGATTTATAGAACCAGCTCCTCGTGGAACAGTTATTCGTGAAACGCAAAAAGTATTTAACCCGCAAACTGAGCGTGATGAAGAAATTACATTAACTCGCGTCGCTATCCACGGTTCATTTAAAGAAAATCCGTACTTAGACCCTCAATACATCGCGACACTCATGAGCATTAAAGATCCAAACCGTAAAAAGGCGTGGGTGGAAGGCTCTTGGGATGTGACGAGCGGTGGGCGTTTTGACCATCTTTGGAATGCAACGCATCACGTTATTAAGCCGTTTCAGATACCTGATAGCTGGATTGTTGACCGCTCACATGACTGGGGAGAATCAAAGCCATTTTCTAACCTGTGGTGGGCTCAATCAGATGGCACGGAAGCTACATTGCCTGATGGGAGAAAATTCTGCCCCCCTGCTGGCACTTTAATTTTGATAGGTGAATGGTACGGCTGTCCTCCTGATGAGCTGAATAAAGGGTTAAATATGTCATCAACCAATGTTGCTAAAGGCATTAAGTTGATTGATGAGCGTTTAATCGGAGTTGATTCCGTCATCCCTAGTGAAATTAGTAAGGACGGAAAGACTCAGGGGCAATTAAATATCATGCCGGGTATTTGTAAAAAGGTAATTAAAGGGCCTGCTGATAACGCTATTTATACACCGAGCGATGATGAAGACTCTATCGCCCAAAAAATGGAAGCTCAAGGTGTTGGCTGGATGAAAGCAAACAAGAACCCAGGTTCACGTATTAACGGAGCGTCTTTATTTGCTGACATGCTTGAGGCGGTGATTGAGGGTAAAAAAACAGAGTCAGGCATGCCAGAAAAACCTGCTTTCTATGTATTTGATTATTGCCGAGGGTGGATTAGCCGTGTACCTGTTTTAGTTAGAGACTCTAAAAACCCTGATGATGTGGATACTGAGCAAGAGGATCATGATTGGGATGCTACTCGCTATCGTGTATTGCATAAACCTATCCGACCAGCATTCGAAATTAACCTAGGAACAACCTTCTGATGAGTACAACAAATGTAGATTTTACTCGACCGGAGTATAAAACGGCTGCTCCTCAGTGGGAGTTAGTGCGCTCTGTTTGTCGAGGTGGTGAAGATATAAAAAGTTATCTTCCTGAGCTTGAAGAGCAAGATGGTGAGCGTAAAAAGAAACGCAATAAAGATTATCAAGACCGTGCGGTGTTCTATCCAATAACAGGCAATACTCGCAACGGAATGATAGGGATGGCATTTAAAAAAGATCCCTTAGTTGCTGTCGTCGAAAAGCTGTCGTGTTTAAAAGACGATGCTGACGGGGCGGGTTCAAGTATCTATCAATTGGCTCAGTCTTCACTTGAGTCAGTATTAGAAGTCGGTCGGCATGGTCTGTATGTTGATTACAATAGTGATTCGAAACTCCCGTACATATTCCAATATCGTGCTGAAGACATCATTAACTGGCGTACAGCTCGTATTAATGGGCGCACAATGTTAACGCTGGTGGTATTGCGAGAGACAATTGAAGAAGAGGACGGATTTGGATTTAAAGACGCAATTCAATACCGAGTATTAGCGATAGAAGAAGGTAAGTTTATCTGCCGCGTGTATCGCAAACCCAGTGGAAGTAGCGTTTTTGAAATTTCTTCTGAGTATATCCCTGAGCGTGCTGGTAACGGTGTGTGGAATGAAATTCCATTTACATTTATTGGTGCTCAGAATAACGATCACACTATTGATGAAGCCCCAATGCTAGGGTTGGCAAAAATCAACCTAGGGCATTATCGAAATTCTGCTGATTATGAAGACTCAGTGTTCTTCTGTGGACAAATACAACCTTATCTAGGTGGGCTGGGAACAGAATGGCGTGACTATCTAGAAAAGAAAGGCGTTATGGTCGGATCTCGCTCTCCAATTATGTTGCCGAAAGAAGGGTTCTTTGGTTACGCGCAAGCTCAACCCAACATGTTGGCCAAAGAAGCAATGGACAGCAAGCGTGACTACATGGTGGCACTCGGTGCTCAGCTGGTTTCTGCTGACAGTAAGGTTAAAACGGTTATTCAATCTGTCGGTGAGCAGAACGCGCAAACCTCCATTCTTAGCATTTGTTGCTCTAACGTTTCCGATGCATTCAGTAAAACGCTAATGTGGTGTGCTGAATACCTTGGATTAGATACTAAAGATACTTCCTTTGAAATAAATAAAGACCTTGTTAATCATATTGCTGATAGTTCGATGATCCGCGAAATTGTCGCGGCGTGGCAATCAGGAGCAACCCGTAAATCTGATTTAGTGCGAAGTTTACAAAAATACGATGTTATCAATCCCGCTGATGATGTGGATGTGGTGGTGGATGAGCTTAATAATCAAGAGCCGACAATGGTAGGTGAAACATGAAATCAGTGAATGAGCGGTTAATGGATGAATTGATTGCTCACTCCTTGTTTTCTGGTCGCTATTCTACAGGGGTGGCGAGACGCATGATAAAAGCTCTTAATGAGTTTGATGCTGAATTAACTGCTTCGCTTATTGTTGCCTTAGATGATGCCTCTATCGATGTTAATAGCTTCACTGCAAGGCGATTGGAGTCGTTACTGTCCAGTGTTAGAAGTATTAATAAGCGAGCTGTTGATAGCGCTTTTTCGCTACTAACGGAAGAAATGAGAGCGCATGCATTATATGAGTCCGGTTACTACCCATCACTGTTTGACGCATTATTGCCGGACGTTGTTCTGCGCAAATATCCACTAATGAGTATTACAGAAGAAATGCTATTTTCCTCAGTAATGTCTCGCCCATTTCAAGGAAAACTACTTTCTGAATGGGCTGATGGGTTAGAGTCAGATCGCATGACACGCATAAATAACGCTGTTCGTAATGGTTATTTAAATGGTGATAGTGCGGTAGAAATCGGACGTAAAATCAGAGGACATGCAAACCAAGGTTATAAGGATGGCGTATTGCAACTAAGCCGAGCTAATGCGACGACAATAGCTAAAACGGCCATTAGCCATTTACAAGCAACAGCGCGAGATCAGTTTGCTGATGCCAATAAAGACATTCTTGATTGTAAACAATGGTTATCTACCCTCGATAATAAAACATCTCACGATTGTATTATTCGTGACAGACTGAAATACACGCTGGAAGGTAAGCCTATTGGTCATAAAGTTCCTTACCTACAAGGTCCCGGAAAAATCCACTTCAATTGCCGCTCAACAGAAACGCTGGTTACCAAATCATGGCGTGAATTAGGCATCGATTTAGATGAGATGGACGCAGGAACACGTGCCTCAATGGACGGGCAGGTACCAGCAGATACCAATTTTCTTGATTGGATACAGCGGCAACCTGAATGGCGTCAACGACAGGTGTTTGGAGAGACGCGTTTTAGATTAATGAAAAAAGGCGGTAGGCATCCTTCTGAGTTTTATACCGATAAGGGAGAGTTTATTTCACTAGAGCGACTTAGAGAGATAGATGAGCATGCATTTAGAGAGGCTGGATACAGCTAATCAATAAACCATTTAACAAGGTCACCTCGGTGGCCTTTTTTGTTGTTTAAAAAACTAAGGAATATAACTATGTACGCACTTAAATTAATTACTGAACGAGATGGCCGTAAAGTAGAGGAAGTCCACTGCTTGGGCGAAATGTACCGCTTGGAGTTTTATCCTGAATCAGAAAATAAAGATATCGTGGCGCGGGTTGAACACACAAAGAAAGACGCTATCCCATCATTTGATATTAAACGAACAGATCATGCTTACATTACAACGATAGTCGGCGACACGGTTCGGGTTATCAGTCGCGGATTAAAATCAAACTAACACTGGTCGCTTATGCGGCCTTTTTTATTACCTAAATTCAGCTTAGGGCTGAGTTAATTCAACGCGCTAGGCGCATTCAATCCCAAGGGGAATCACATGTTATTTATGAATATCGAACGCAAATACTATTCACAGGCTGGTGGCGAAGATAAAGGCGGCGGTGGTGGCGGAGCGCCAGAAATCACACCTGAAATTCAAGCCATTATTGATAAAGCAGTCAATGAGCAGGTGTCAGGGCTAAAAGCTAAGCGTGACGAACTGTTAGGCAAAGTCAAAGAACAGGGTGACAACTTAAAGCGCTTTGAAGGCATTGATCCTGACACAGTGAAGGGAATGCTTAAACGTTTTGAGAATGACGAAGAAGCAAAACTCATTGCAGATGGCAAAATTGACGAGGTTCTCAATAAGCGCACTGAGCGTTTGCGTGGTGATGTTGATAAGCAATTGAAAGAAGCGAATACCAAAGTCGAAAAGGCCGAGGCATTTGCAAATAAATTCCGTGCTCGTGTGTTAGGCGATGAAATTCGTTCCGCGGCAGGGAAAGCGGGCGCATTAACTAGCGCTCAAGAAGATTTAATTTTACGTGCCAAAGGCATTTTTCAGATCAACGATGAAGGCCAGGCCGTAGCCGTTGATGAAGATAATAATCAAATTATGGGTAAAGATGGTCGCACACCATTATCACCTATTGAGTGGATTGAATCCCTAAAAGAAAGCGCTCCCCACTTATTCCCCGCAGCTTCAGGTACAGATGCAGGGAAACACAAACAAGGTGGTGCGCATCTTAAACGTTCTCAAATGTCCGCAAGTGATAAGGCTGATTATATTCGCCGATACGGGCGTGACGCATATTTAAAACTTCCAAAAGAGTAAGGAAATATAAGCAATGGCTACGACGACTAATAACGATTTAGTGATTTATAACGACTTGGCACAAACGGCATTCTTAGAACGTCGCCAAGATAATTTAGCAGTATTTAATCAGGCATCAAATGGCGCTATCGTGCTGGATAACCTGTTTATTGAGGGGGATTTCCGTAAGCGCGCCTTTTATCAGATTGGTGGCTCTATTGAACATCGTGATGTGAACTCCACAAGCACCGTAGAGAATAAAAAAATCGGGGCGGGCGAATCTGTTGATGTAAAAGCACCTTGGAAATATGGACCTTACGCAACGACTGAAGAGGCATTTAAACGCCGTGGTCGTGATGTATCAGAATTCTCAGAACTGGTGGGTACAGATGCGGCAGATGCTTCGCTAGAGGGTTATATCAAATACTCTTTAGCTGCGCTAGGTGCAGCAATCGGCAATAACAAAGAAATGGTGGTGACTGCTGATATTGCGACAGATGGCAAGAAAACGCTGACCAAAGGTTTACGCAAATACGGCGATAAATTTAACCGTGTAAATCTGTTCGTTATGCATTCCACAACCTACTTCGATATTGTTGATCAGGCCATTGATAACAAAGTGTATGAAGAAGCGGGTGTGGTTATCTACGGTGGACAGCCGGGCACGTTAGGCAAGCCTGTTCTGGTAACAGATACGGCGCCAGTAGATGCCATCTTTGGTTTAGTGCCTGGTGCGGTAACTATCACTGAATCTCAAGAGCCAACTTTCCGCTCTTATGAAATCAATGACAAGGAGAACTTGGAAGTTGGCTATCGTGGTGAAGGAGTGGTTAACGTTGGCGTTCTGGGTTATAGCTGGGATGAAGCAAAAGGCAAGAACCCTAACTTAACTCAGTTAGGCACGGCTGGTAACTGGAAGAAGCATTTCACTAGCGACAAATCAACCGCTGGTGTCATGATTAAGTTAACTGCTGAAGAGGGAAAGTAACCCTGTCAGCGGATAAAGAGTCCGCTATCGCTGACAGTACAGATACAGTAACGATCACTCTTAATTACACCAAAGGTGGCTCTCCCATTGAGGGGGCTACCGTTAATTGGTCTACAACCGGTGGTAAATTAAGCGTTACTTCATCTAAAACGGGCAAAGCTGGTGGTGCGACAGTGAAATTAACTTCTGACGCTCAAGGTGAATTTATTGTCACCGCCACTGTTGATGGTATTGTGCAAAATACTAATGCAATTACATTCACAGAAAAAACTTCTCCAGACGAGTAATTTAAGGGGCTTTGTGCCCCTCTTTTTTTGAGGTGAGCATGATTGATCCTGATAAGAACTCTCCAACATTTAATAGTTACGCCAGTGTTGATGATTTGAAGAAATACGCTGAGGATAGAAATATCACTTTAGCAGATAGTGGATTAGAGGCATTACTAATTACGGCGATGGATTATCTTGAGTCGCAGAAATGGTTAGGTAAACGAACCAATCCAAATCAACCTTTATCTTTCCCACGATCAGGTTTGTCTCGTGACGGCGTTACTATCCCAAGCGATCAGATACCAAAGCAACTAATCCAAGCCCAATGCCGTTTAGCGATTGAATCAGTAGAAAATGACCTACAACCCACATTAGGTGCTGAAATCACTTCTGAGCGAATTGAGGGTGCTATTACTGTGCAGTATGCCGAAGGCACTAATACTGGCGCACCCAATTTCCCTTGGTTAAAAGGTTTATTGTCTGGCTTGATTGATGTTTCCGATGGATTTGCCATTAATACATTTGCAATGAGGTAGTGATGAACATTTATCAACGTGGGCAGAGCACAGCATTAAGGATGTTAAAAAAATATGGCATTTCCTATCAAGTAAAGCGAGATGGTAAGCACTGGGTTGATGATGAAACTGGGGAGGAACACTTTGAGCCAGAAACGTTATTTTCTGCTATCGGAGTAAAGACGCAATATAAACCTCACGAAATCGACGGCACACTTATTCTCTCTACGGATATCAAAATGATACTTCCTCCAGGCATAGATATTCAGAAAGGGGATAAGGTGCTTGTCGATGGTGTTTGGTTACGCATTCACGAACCCAACCCTGTTAAACCTGCTGATATTGTTATTTGCTATCAGTCTCAATTGAGGGCGTGATATGTCAGATCAGTTTATGAAATCCATCAATCTCTTTATTGATAAAGCAAATGCAGATATTGAAACGGTTGTAAGAAAAACCAGTATTCAAATACTTGCTAGGCTCGTTGATATGTCACCTGTTGGTAATCCTGATATATGGAAATCTAAATATTCTCCTCCTGGCTATACTGGAGGTCGCTTTAAGGGTAACTGGCAGGTTTCATTCGACACGCCAGCAGATGGTGAGATCGATAATATTGATAAAGCCGGTAACATAACGAAGTCTCAGGGCAATGTTGTTATTGAACGGTTTAAAATTGGTATGAACGCTATCTATTTCACAAACAATGTGCCTTATGCTTACCGCCTTGAGATGGGGCATTCGAAACAAGCACCTAACGGCATGGTTGCTGTGACTGCTGAGGAATTTAGTCAGTTTTTCAACTCTGCCGTATCGGAAACTAAATCATGAATCAGTCAACGATTAATGCTGAAATACGAAAGCTGGTGGCGAGCATTGGCAAAGATTTAAACCTAAAAATCGCATGGCCCAATCTTCCTTTTAATGATATTAACGATCCCTATCTTCAATTCCACATCATGCCAGCAGATACGGATAATATTGGGTTATCTCAGGATATGCCTGTTTATCGTGGTGTTATTCAAATTAATGTGGTCGGCAAAGTAGGGGGTGGAGACTCGCAACTCTCAACGATTGTTGATGATGTTAAAGCCAGATTGGAGAACGGATTAACACTAGGTGAGGGGATCTACATTAACGGAGAGCCTAGCCAGTTCCCTCCAATTTCAGACGAAACAAACTACACTATTCCTATTCGTGCATCTTATCGATGTAACGCAATCCGATAACGCCGCTTAATTGCGGTTTTTTTATACCTAAAATAGAGGTTAACAATGGCCTATAACATTCCTAATGGGTCGCGTGTTTACATCGCAAGTAAATACGATGACGAAATTAAAATTACTGAAGCAACCAATGCTGAAGAAGTAGTGCTAACGGTTGATAACGTGGGTGACATTGCTAAAGGCGATATTGTGCATGTGACATCTGGCTGGAAGAAAGCATCTGGTGCGTTCCGTGTTGCAAGTGTTGCTGAATCAAAAATCACTTTAGATGGTGTTGATACCAGTGATAAAAATGTGTTTCCTGCTGGTGGCGGTACAGGAACATTAAAGAAAGTGCTGTCATGGGAAGTCATGCCTCAAGTTATGACGCTTTCTACGGAAGGTGGCGAACAGCAAACACAAGAGGTTCAATTCTTGGAGGATGAGCAGGCGGAAACCATCGACACCTATAAAAATGGCGTGGTACAGGTTTATACCTTTGCTCATGATGCCAAGTTACCTATTCGTAAATTGCTGACGAAGTTGGACGACAGCAAGCAAGTCACTGCAATCCGATTCTTAAATAAGCGTGCAGAAGAAGACCGTTATTACACTGCTTCAATTTCATTCCAGCGTGTACCAAACACTGCTATCAACGAAGTTGAAAACGTAACAGCACGATTCTCACTTAAGTCTGAAATGCAGATTTATACCAACGCTGCTTAATCCATAAACACTCACAACAGCCCCGAATCAGGGGCTTTTTTAAGGACTGACAATGCCTAAATTTACCCTTGTTCCTAATCCAACTTTTAAAGCTAACGTTAAGATCCCCGTTGCCGGCAAAGAAACGCCAGAAGTGGTGACATTCACCTTTAAGCATCAGCCAATGAGCCAACTTGATGAGATGCGGGAAAAGCCGACTACTGAGTTCTTTGAGCAAATCATTGAAGATTGGGCGATTGAAGAGCCGTATAACAAAGAAAACTTAAATCTATTGTTAGATAACTACCCATCAGCCTCTCGTGCGATTGCTTCCACGTATTACAACGAACTTCTAGGTAATCGCGAAAAAAACTCTTAACGGTCGCCGAAGCAATGTATGGCGGAATGAGTTCAAAAGAATCGGCTGAGTTCGAGCGTGCTTTTGGCTTTCCGCCTGATATTGATGATGTTGAGATATGGCCTGATGTTTGGGATTCGTACCAAGTGTTTTCAGCTATGAATACACAGTGGCGTGTAGGTATGAATGGCATCACTGGTTTGGATTACAACCCATTAAACCAAGTGATGGACTTATTCAACATCAAAGATAGAGCGACCGTGTTTGGTGATCTGCGCATTATGGAAGTTAAGGCGCTGGAAGTGATGCATAAGAGGTCACAGTAGCACTTTCATGAAGTATTAAAATTATTTAAAGTTCTATTACGCTCACTATCGCCACTCGTCTAGCATACTTATCAATTTTTCTAGCTTCAGAGCAGGCAACTTCAGTAAAGGCATTCAATGTCTCCTCAATGCCTTTTCCAATGCCTATTTCTATGGCAGCGTTTCCTTTTAATAAGAATGTATTTGTATTGTCAAATGCTTCATATACAAGTAGGTATTTTTTGGATGGCATTACAATGTCCTCATTGAAGTGAGCCATTATAGTATGACGTTAATGCGTGATTGACAAATAAGATGATGAGCTGATCAGCGGCAAGCGTCGATTGGTGAGTAGAAAGAGAAAGTAGCCAATTATTAGGTTTGAGATGTTTTATAGTAAAGGTAGGAATATGCATAAAATCCTAAGGCAGTATCGATATATGAAGGTACCTTTATTTGAATCTGGATATATTATCTATTGTGGCTCTTGGGATGATTGGCGCTCTCTACATGAAAAACTAGGCATTGATGGTGGGGATAGTTTTGTTAACGGGGCAAGTCGTACAGTTACTAACGCTCAGTGTGTGCTCCATATTATTGGTGTGTTTAACGGTAAATCATCTACTCTAGCTCACGAATGTGCACATATGGCTTTCGACATTTGTCATCGCGTCGGTGTGAGCGTTGAAACAGGATCAGCAAATGAAACATTTTGTCATTTAATTAGCAGAATGATTGATTTCTGTTCTGGAGAACAAAAAAGCCGACCTATGTCGGCTTAATTCAACTAACGCTTACTATCAGGTGTTCTTTTATCAAGAACCCAGGAATTACCTTTTTCAGTTGTTGGTGGCAACCTTTCGTTATCTCTCACGGTGGCGTAATTATCACGCTGCCCACCTCGAGGACCTACTTCACGATAAATACCACCATCCTTTCCTGTATTTTCACCTGGCTTTTTACTCATAATAAAAACTCCTTGTAATGCTCGTTATTGAGCAGAACAAATATTAGACAGGAATTTAATTAAGTCAAATATCCGTACAAAGGAAATGGGGCTGCTACTAAACTGATGACGTTTGGTCCTTTATTCGTTTTCTGAAAGCCACAATCCCAATCTCGTCCGAAGATAGCCGAACGGTGGATTTGAGTTGTTTTATTGGTGAGGCATACTGTTTTATAAACAGATGTATTTGCAGGGTACCTTATTAAATATGTGAAACAGCTCCACGAGGCTAGGAGAATATTATGTTACTATGCAAAGGAGATGGTAATTATATTGGCACAGAGACAGGCATGGACTTATATAAATTCAAAAGTAATGATCAAATTGGTAGTTTAGATGCTGAAACAGACCATTTTTTATCAGAATGTTTTTTAGAATCATCAGTATATGACACGTTAAAAAAATTTGATAATAAAGACATTGATTTTGTAAAGAGAATAATTGTAGGTCGCACTGGCTCAGGTAAAACAGCAATATTGAAAATGTTATCGAATGACAGCTCAATAAAAAAATCAACAACGATAGAGGCTGAATCTACTGTTTTTGAACATATAAATAATAATGTATTTATTTCAAAACTGGCTGATTCAAATGTTGATTTAAGAGTTTTTTATAAATCTTTATGGATACACGTATTGCTTGTAAAAGTGATAGAAGTTGTTTATTCAAATGAGCAAACATTTCTTGAAAAAATTCAATCCTTAGGTAATTCAAAAAAAAGAAAGTATAATTTAGATTTAGCTAAGGAATATCTAGAGCATTATAAAGATAATTTCTTCAATGATAAAATTGTTGCCGAAATAACTGAAAAATTTCAAGATGAAGTTGGTTTAAGCATAGGTAATAAAGATACTATTTTCGGTGCATCACTTAAAGTTAGTGATGAGCAGGTTGCGAAAATTCAAAGAGAAACGGCTAGATATGTTAGTGCTAATTTATTAAAAAAACAAAAAGAGTTAATAAAGTTTGTTACAGAAGAAAGCCCTGATGAAACACAAAGTAGAATAATAATTAGTATAGATGATTTAGACAAATCTTGGCTGAGTAACAGTACTATAAGATATGATTTTATAAACGCATTATTGGATGCATTTAAAGAATTAATAGACTTAAGATCTGTTAAAATACTGATTTCAATAAGAACAGATATACTAATGGGAATTTATAATACAAATTTAAGACAAGAAGAAAAAGATAGATCTTTAATAATTCCTATAGAATGGAGTAGGTTTGAGTTATCCGAAATATTAGATAAAAGAATAGATTATTTGGTTAAGCATAAATATGCCTCTAAAAAAGAAGTTAAATTTTCTGATATTTTTAATTTTTCAGTTAAAAATGAAAGTGCCTCTGATTATATTTTAGATAGAACAATGTTAAGGCCAAGAGATGCCATAGATTTTGTAAATTTCTGTTTAATGCAAGGTGATGGAAGAACTTCATTGAATGAGGATATGGTTATTGAGGCTGAAGAGAGATATTATACATCTAGAAAAATGGCACTCAATAAAGAATGGATGAGTCAATACCCAAATGTTTTGAAATATATAGATGCAATATCATTAATCAATATTAAAAAATTTAAAATAGAAGAATTGAATAAAGATGAAATATTGATATATGTTATGGAAAACTCATCTATAAATAACTCGGTTGATGAAAAGATAGCAACAGATATTAAATTGTTAGTTAATGTGTGGTTTACTATCGGAATAATAGGAATAGAAAAAACAAAAACACTCACGGTATACTCTAGCTTTGATAAGCCCATTTTGGATATTACAGATTATAATAAAACTTTTGTAATACATCCTTTATTCTATCGAGTGTAACGGATAATAATCCAAATCAACCCACTCCGGTGGGTTTTTTATTGCCTGAACCTAGCCCATCCTTGGGCTGTAGTTATTTTTTTTCGGTAAGAGCATTTAGTAAATTTTCAATTTTCTGTAGCTTGGATTCCATAGTGTTTAGTTTTTCTTGTAAATTGTTATCATTACCTATTTTCGTACCAGTTGGGCTAAATTTGTTATTCGCCTTGACCCTATCAGATGTTAAGGGTAGTTGAGCCTGTAGCGCAACCCCGATTACTTGGCGTACATCTCCAATAACGCATGATGGATAGTCATCATTTAATGAGTAAAGATACCAGTCGCCTTGGTCAAATATTAATTGTTTAAAGCTACAAAACCCATCAATGTAATGAAGCACATAATCCATATGGTTAGGCTCTAAAGACGGATCTATGATAACAATAGTACCTGATGGAAAGCTGACTCCATAAGAAGAGGTCATTGAATCACCTATGACTTCATAAGCAAATGCTTTATCACTAGCTTCAGGGATTGAAGGGACAAACCTTGAAAAACTAGCAGGATTATTCAAGTCGAAAACTGAGTCAGAATAAGAGAGGACTGGAATAAGAGGTAGAGTTATAGTTTTAACAACCTTACTTAAATCTGGGGCTTCTCCAGTTCCTTCTGCTAGCCATTCTGATGTTGTACCAAGTGCAGCAGCCAAATTAGTTAAAACATTTTTTCTTGGTTTGGAGTTTCCAGCCTCATAAGCTGCAATCTGTCTGCGCACTACACCAACTTTCTCCGCTAATTCACCTTGTGTTAATTCAGCAGCTTGTCTGGCGGCGCTAATTCTATTTTTAAAACCATCATTTATTTTCATATGTGAACTCTTTAAAATTCATATTGACACAATGTGAGTCATGATATATAACTAATAATACATCATGAAGATGTGATATTGAAATACTTCATAGGAGATAAAATGGAAAAGAAAAACAGAATTATGCCGTACCCATTTCGAATGAAGCCAGATATGAGGCAATGGATTGATAATGTTGCGGAGAATAGACGGCGCTCTACTCAAGTTCAGCTTGAATATATTTTAGAGGTATTTAGAGAGAAAGTGGAAAATGGTGAACTTGAGATGCCGTAAAAAAGAAGAAACCCCAATTGTTCGAGCAATTGAGGTTTCATTATCAAATAAACTCTTGGGCGAGAATAAGTGACATGACTAATTTAACAAATATTAACGACATGAGCAATTCAGTTAAATCCATCCCAGCAATTATGCATAACGGAATACCTGTAGTTACGACTGAACTGTTAGCTGAGTTATATGATACTAAAAGTAACAACATAAAAGTAAACCACTCCCGTAATGCAGGTCGCTTCATTGAGGGTAAGCATTATTTCAAGCTGGAAGGCGATGAATTACAGAAGTTTAAGAGCTACCCCACAAATTGTGGGTTAGTTAATAAATTCACAAGGCATGCCTACTTATGGACTGAACGCGGAGCATCTCGCCACGCTAAAATATTAGAAACCGATCAAGCATGGGATTTTTTTGAGTTACTCGAAGATACCTATTTTGGAACACGTAAAGATAATACCCTTCCTAGTAATTACATTGAGGCGCTGGAAAACTTACTGAAAGCGGAAAAAGAGAAGGCGGTAATTGCAGCAGAGCGTGACCACGCTATAGAAACAAAGGCATGGATTGGAAATAAGCGTCAAGCAACTTCAATGGCTACGGCATCTAAAGCTGTTCGTGAAAAGAATCGCCTTGCTGAAAAGCTAGGTGAAAGTAAAAAACATGCAACAGTATTAGCAGTAGAGAAGAAGCTAAATAAAAAATTCAAATGGCAACCATTGAAGAAATGGTGCAGAGAGAATGATACCGAAATTCCCACAGTTCATGATGATAGATACGGAACAGCTAATTCATATCCATCAGGAGCATGGAAGTCTGCTTATGATGTGGATTTAGCTAAATTGTTCTAATCACCCGAGCCAAGGACGGCTTGCTTGAGATCACATATCACGTCTCTTGATTGAGGATTTTCTTGTTATTTTGATAATCTCATCAGGAATATTAATATTTCTTGGTGATGACATGAAATCAAAAACATTAGGTTTAGATCTTTTGTATTGGCAATTTGTTGATCTTGCAATAAATAAAGAGTACGTAACAGCTACTGACTTTCTTGGAAGATTTAGAATCAATAAAGAAAGAGTAAACAAAGTAATCTCTGAACTAGAAAAAACGAATGTTATTATTAAAGATGGTGAGAAATATAAAGTTATTGGTTTTCCAACAGAATTGAATTGGCGAGAAGTAAGTTCAACGCAACCACAAGGTGACGAGTGGTATCTAAATGAAAAATATACAAATGTACTGACAATAGAAGAAGGTAAAACATTTGTTTATCAGGATTTTTACAACAGAGGTTTCACTGGGAAGCCTGAATTTCTTATAGATATACATGGTGATATTGCAAAGTATCATCCAGTTAGCTTTGGTGGTGTTAATGAGAGACTGAGGTATGCATATTTATCAGCTTACTGGCCTAGAGAGACAATAGTTGCTTTTCATTATGATGAGGAAATAAAGACCTTGTTTATAGATGTAGACCTGCCAGAAATTGAAGATACGCCAGTATCAAATAGTGAAAGGTTAAAAACCGCAGAAGAATACTATTATGATTACGCAAGACATGTTCATGCTATCGCTTTAAGAGTATCAGCTATCGGGTTGATGGTTTGCTCAGAAATAGAGAATGTCATAGTGGCTGGGTATTCTCAGATATTTAATCATGAGACTGGCAATGAAGATGATCTCTATTTAATAAATGTAAAATTGGATAGGGGTAAGTTTGAAAGGCTTCCTATTAAAAATATCTCCATGTGTGATCCTATTCAGTATCTATCAGGATTTGAAGCATTAGTTAAAATGAATAAGAATTATAAAATGAATGCAATAGACTTGAAGTGGTAATTTGCTTCAATTTGCTACTATAAATAATTACACTAAAGAAAATGAAAATAGCGAGGACGGGATGAAGAAATTATTATTGATAGTAATAGTATTGATTGTGGCTTTTCTAGGATATGGTGCAATCATGTCATCAACACCAGAAGGGAAAGAAAAAGCAAAAGCTAGAAATGCGATAGATTATTGCTGGAAGGAGTATGATAAAAAATCTATTACTAATGAGCAGAGGCGATTTATTGCTAGCACATGTGAAAAAATGGAATCTGATTTTCGTTCTCGATATGGTGTTAACCCTTAACTAAAATAATTACCAATATCCGCATAGCCACCTACGGGTGGTTTTTTTTATGCCTGGAGGAAACTGAATGGCAGATATAGCAACAATTTCATTAAAGGCTGATACGTCAGATCTAGAGCGTGGCACACAGAAATTAAAGGAATTCGGCGATACAGCAGAAAGAGTGAGTGACGCGTCTCGTGATTTAAATGACCAATTTAATAGAGGCGTTGACCACCAAAAGCTAGCATCAGAAGCAATTAAGCAACAAAAGAAAGAGCTTGATAATTTATTAAACTCTATAAATCCAACAAATAAAGCATTTGATGCGCTTGATAAAGCCACTCAAAAATTAATTGAAGCGAATAAGAAAGGAATATTACCCAAGGATCAGTTTGCTGATTATAACGCGATCCTTGAGCAAACCAGGGATAAATTAACACGTGTTAATATGTCTCTTACTGCTGAAGGAAGAGCTTTATTGGAGCAAGAAAGAGCAAGTAATCAAGCAAAGGTTGCTGCGGATAAATTCTTATCTTCAATTAAAAATCAAGCTGATGCCATTGGTAAAACAAAAACAGAATTACTTGAAATGAAAGCTTCTCAATTAGGAGTTGCAGATAAAGCTCAACCCTATATTGATAAAATAAAAGAGAGTAGCAAGCAAACAGATGAATTAGCTAAATCTGGCAATAAAGCAACAGGAATATTAAAAGAGTTTTTGTCCTCCATTAATATGGGAGGAATAGCTAGAGGTGGACTTATTGGTGTTGTTAGCGCTTCGGTTGTAAGTTTTACAAAAATTATCTATGAAGCTGAAATGGAATTCACACAATTTAATAAACAGCTAATTTTAACAGGTAATTACGCAAATAAATCAGCAAGTCAATTGAATGAAATGGCTAGGGTCATGTCTGGTTTCGGGATTACTCGTGGAGAAATGGCTAAATCCATTACCAGTGTAGTTAGTACCGGCGTCTTTTCTAATAACGAAATAAGTAGAGTATCAAAAGCCGCTGCGCAGATGAATTACATCACAGGACAGGCAATTGACACCACCATTGATCAGTTTAAGCGGTTACAAGACGAGCCTCTTAAAATGTCATTAGAATTAGAAAAAGCAAACCACCATCTTACAGCCGCTCAATTAGAGCAAATACGAACTTTGGAATTGCAGGGTAATCAAACTGCTGCCGCTAGATTAGCTATTGATGCCTACGCACAATCTATAAACGATGGTGCTAATGATATTGTTGAAAATCTTGGGTTAGTAGAAACTGCTTGGGTGGGTATCAAAAATGCCGCCAAGGAAGGTTGGGATGCGTTGCTTAATATTGGTAGAGATAAAGGAGTTACAGAAAAATTAAATAATTATAAAGAACAGCTTTATGAATTACAGATGCATGGGCAACAGAATGGCTATGTTGGCAAGGGGTTACAGGAAGAGATAAAAAAGTTAGAGGAGGAAAAATTTCAACAAGACCTCAAGGCAGCTCAAGCCCAAGCGGAAAAAATGGCAAATCAATTAGAAGTCAATAGACTGAGAATAAGAAATATTCTCTTTAATAAAAATGCTAGCTGGGAAAGCAAAAAGAATAAAGACCTTGCTGAGTTGAATGCAAATAAATGGGCTATTACAGATGAGGAATACAAAGAATACGAAAAAATGATTAACTATCGATTCAGAGACCGTAAAATGCCGGGAACTGGTCGAGGTAAAACATTTAAGCCTGACTTAGGCACTCGCGCCGAAGAAGAAGCAAAGAGAACCATCCTCTCACTTCAAGCTCAATTAAAAGTCCTCAATGACCACAAAACAGTTTATGACGTTATCAGTAACGAGCGTAAAAAGCTGTGGGAGACGGAAGCAAAGATATCTGTACTTGAAGAAAAAAGAAAAGAGAGAGCATTAACCAAAGACGAGCAATCACTGTTAGTTAAAGAGAAAAGTATCGTTGCTTCATTGCATGATGCTGCTGTCTTAGGTGATCAGATTGAATTACAAAAGATAAAAAATAGGGAGTTGGATAAACAAACCAAATACATTGACGCTCTTGTTGCCAAAGGCAATGCGTTAGAAATTGGAGCAGGATTATCAAGCCGGTTACAGCAGCGAGAAATCGCTTCAAGCCAAGCAGATACACCTGATAAGAAAAAGGCATTAGAGGAGTATTACGCCAAGGAAGACTCCCTGCGCGGTAACTGGGAGTTAGGCTTTAAACGAGGCTTTGCTGAATTCCAAGATCAAGCCACAGATGTTTATAGTAATGTCGCCCAAATAACACAGTCTGCATTCCAAGGAATGAGTAATACCGTTGCCGATTTCCTTCTCACTAGTAAATTTAACTTAGCTGACTTTACAAAGTCTTTCCTCGAAATGACCACCAAAATGATAACTCAAATGGCGTTACTTAATGCCATGAGAGCTGGATTTGCAGGTACTACATTTGGCAGCTTCTTAGGGTTTGCTGAAGGCGGATACACAGGAGTTGGTGGTAAATATGACCCAGCTGGCGTAGTGCATAAAGGCGAGTTCGTATTTACCAAAGAAGCAACGCAACGACTAGGTGTGGATAATCTTTATCGTTTAATGGATGCAGGGAAGCGAGGCTATGCGTCAGGTGGTCATGTTGGTGGTTCAGCACCAATGTCGGTTACACAGCCAACAGCATTTATCGCCCGCAACCCTCAGATTGCTGGTGGTGGAAACGTACAGGTTAATTTAGGAGGCATTAATATTGAAAGCGGGCAACAGCAACAACCGTCAAGCAACCAAGCCAATACTTCATCACTGAAGCGAGAATTTCAGCAAATGGTGGAGAGCGGGGTTAATAACCTACTTAGAAATCCAGCATCTGCATTATCAAGAACAATCAAAGGTAATTAAGAGAGTTAGATACTGCAACATTGAATTTTCATATGACTCTTTAGTATTTTCAGGCATTTCATTTCCTCACACCGAAGTAAATCAGCCATTCCTTCGGCAAGTTTCTCTGGGCTGAATATATAAAATAACCTAATGGATATTTATTAATATCCTGATATTTGATCAGGCGGCTTTGTGTCGCCTTTTTTATTGGAGTAACCAATGGAAGAGTTTAAATGGCGAACACAAATACAAGATTCGCCAAGCGGTGAGTTCAAACATCGCATTAAAGAAATTGAATTTGGAGATGGTTACAAACAAGTTGCTGGCGATGGTATTAACCCAGAATCCCAAACGTGGCCATTTGCTTATATGGGATTGAAGGATGAGGTGATACCTATTTTCAAATTCATTCGGCAACACACAGCAAAATCATTTATTTGGACACCTCCATTTGGTGAAAAAGGTCTTTATCGAGTTAAGGCTGATTCGATATCGATGATCCCCGTATCTGGCGGAGTAATGAAATTGACAGCAACGTTTGAGCAGGCATTTAGCGCATGAATATCACAGCAGATGTACAAAAATTAGAGCCAGGTAATAAGGTTCAATTGATTGAGGTGGATGGCAGTGAGTTTGATGGGCCTATCCTTCGCTTCCATGCTTACAACTTACCTCATACGCCAGAAGAGATAGAGCAATCGAATGGAGATATCAAACCTAAACCAATTTGGTGGCAAGGAAATGAATATGGTGCATGGCCCTATGAAATTGAAGGGATGGCAAAAAATAGTGACGGAAGCCCTGCAAGGCCATCTCTGAAAGTTGCCAATATAGACGGTTTAATCTCGTCTTTGTGTCTCCAGTTTGACGATATGGTTCAAGCAAAGGTTACTATTTACGAGACATTCTCTCATTATCTTGATGCCAAAAATTTTCCTGATGGTAATCCAACCGCTAACCCTGATGAGTGTTTTAAGCAAGTTTATTACATTGATCGTAAAACCAACGAGGTGGCTGGTGAGGCGGTAGACTTTGAGTTATCCAGCCCTTTTGATTTGCAGGGAGTAATGATACCCGTTCGACAAATTCATAACCTTTGTTACTGGTGTATGAAAGGCGATTATCGCAGTGGTAATGGGTGCTCATATTCAGGGAATAAATATTTTGATGAGAGAGGAAACCCTGTTGATGATCCAGCGCTAGATAGTTGTGGTGGACTTATTAGTGATTGCAAAAAACGCTTTGGTGAGAATGAGCCATTAGATTTCGGTGGGTTTCCAGCTGCGGGGTTAGCGCGATGATCACAAAGAAATTAACTGAAGCGATATTTCAGCATGTTAAAACTGAATACCCAAAAGAAGCATGTGGTGTTATCTGTCAAAAAAGTCGAGTGAAAAAATACTTCCCTTGCCATAATTGTTCTAATAACCCAACAGAACATTTTGAATTATCGCCAGAAGATTATGCAATTGCCGAAGATTGGGGAGAGCCAATTGCGATTGTCCATAGCCATTGCGGTGATGGCGTAACGACTCAACCTAGCGAAATAGATAAATTACAGTGTGATACAACTGGATTGCCGTGGGTTATTGTCTCGTGGCCAGAGGGTGATATTCGACTCGTCCAGCCTCGAGGTGAGCGCGAATTAGAAGGGCGCTCATTTGTGCTGGGTTATGCTGATTGCTGGTCGTTAATTATGGACTACTACCAACAAAAGCATGGGATTAAATTACATAATTACAGCGTTGATCGGCATTGGTGGGAAGAAGGCGAAAATATGTATATAGATAATTACCAGAAAGCTGGTTTTGTTGATATCGCTGGTGAGCCGAAAGAAGGTGACATGATCATCATGCAAGTGCAAGCTGATGTGCCTAATCACGCTGGTGTGATTATGAATGGCATGTTGCTCCATCATCTATACGGGCAACTTAGTCGCATTGTTCCATACAGTGATTATTGGAGAGATAGAACAGTAAAAGTCGTGCGGAGGAAAGAATTGATATGAGTCTAAAAACAATACGTCTATATGGTGTTCTTGGCGCAAAGTTTGGGCGGGAACACAGGTTAGATATAGATTCACCTCGTGAGGCGATTAAAGCACTCACGGTGCTCTACGATGGCTTTGAGCAGTTTCTCGCTAACGCACATTTAAAAGGAATGGAATTTGCTGTATTTAAGGGAAAACGAAACATTAATGAAGAAGAGCTGCATCTTGATACCACAGAAGAGATCCGCATAGCGCCAATCATTAGAGGCAGTAAACGAGGTGGATTCTTCCAGACAATGTTAGGTGTGGCCATGATCGGTGCTGCAGCATTTGCTCCTTGGGGGGCAGCATTATGGGCAAGTGATTTAATGTTGATGGTAGGTGCTGGTGTTGCTATGGGTGGCGTTGTTCAAATGCTATCGCCTCAACCTCGAGGGCTGTCTATGAGGCAAGATTCAGACAATAAACCCTCTTATGCTTTCGGGGGTGCGGTGAACTCAACAGCACAAGGTAATCCGGTTCCATTGCTTTACGGGTTAGATAGGCGCGAGGTAGGTGGAGCTATCATCTCTGCGGGTATTTACACAGAAGATCAGCAATAACATAAACGAATTTCAGAATAGCCACTATGTGGCTTTTTTTATGGGTGAAATATGGAATTAATTCATGGTGCAAAAGGTGGTGGTGGCGGAGGGCATACCCCAACAGAATCACCAGATAGCTTGCTTTCTGAATCAACCGCTAAAATTTTATTGGCTATTTCCGAGGGAGAGATTGCTGGTGGTTTAGATGACACTCGCATTTTTCTTGATGACACGCCTATTGGCAACGCTGATGGCACAAAAAACTTTGAAGGAGTGACTTGGGAATTTAGACCAGGTAGTGAACATCAAGAATACATTCAAGGTATCCCCTCAGTAGATAGTGAGACATCAGTGGGGTTGGAATTAAAAGACGACCAGCCCTATGTGCGAAGCATTAATAACACTCAGTTGTCAGCAGAACGTATTCGCTTTTCTGTTCCTCAGTTACTTCAACAGCACGATAATGGAGATACAACAGGGTATCGTATTGAATATGCGATTGATTTATCGACTGATGGCGCAGGTTATAAAGAAGTCTTGAAGTCTGCATTCGATGGTAAAACAACCAGTGAGTATCAGAGAACACATCGTATTGACTTGCCAAAAGCAACTACAGGCTGGCAGATCCGTTCCCGTCGATTAACCAAGAATCAAAATACAGCTAGAATTGCTGATAAAGTTACTATTTCTGCCGTTACTGATGTTATCGATGCTAAATTGCGTTATCCAAATACAGCGCTATTATTTATTACTTTCAATGCCCGCCAATTTAATAACCGCATCCCTAAAATTAGCGTTCGACCCAAAGGTGGGTTACTGATTAAGGTGCCAACTAATTACGATCCGATTAGTCGCGCTTATTCTGGCGTGTGGGATGGTACTTTTAAACTTGCAGCAACCAATAATCCAGCGTGGGTATTTTATGACTTAGTCCTAAACAATCGCTATGGGTGTGGTGATCGTATTAAAGCCTCACAAATTGAAAAGTGGGATTTGTACAAAATTGCACAATATTGTGATGAGTTAGTGCCTGATGGTCATGGTGGTAATGGTAAGGAGCCTCGTTTTCTTTGTGATGTTTACATTCAATCACAAGAGTCGGCTTACACGGTATTGAGAGATATCGCTGCGATATTTAGAGGTATGACTTTCTGGGCTGATAACAAAGTTAATGCCGTTGCTGATATGCCAGATACTATTTTCAGAACCTTTACTAATGCCAATATTGTTGGTGGTAAACCGTCATATTCTGGTGGTAGCCAGCAAAATAGATACACACAAGCATTAGTTTCCTATACAGACACTAATAACCACAGCAATGATGCAATTGAGGCGGTAGCCGATATTAAATTGCAACGTCGTTATGGTGTGCGCAAAACTGAAATATCAGCTATTGGATGTACTCGACAAAGTGAAGCTAATCGTCGCGGTCGATGGGCTTTATTAACAAACGCTAATGATAGGATAATTAGTTTCGCGACAGGATTAGAAGGTGCGATACCTTCTCCTGGTCATATTATCGCTATTGCTGATTCAACATTGGCAGGAAGGGATAATGGCGGTCGCATATCTAAGGCAGAAGGTAGGAGGATCACATTAGATAGAAAGGCTGCAATCAAATCTGGTGACAGATTAATTGTTAATTTACCTAATGGACGCTCAGAGGGAAGAACAGTATCACTGGTTGCTGAGAATATTATTACAGTTTCAACGGAGTACTCACAGGAACCAGAAAAAAATGCAGTTTGGACGGTTGATGCTGATGATTTAGCGCTACAGCTTTATCGCGTTATCAGTGTTACCGATAATAGTGATAACACCTACACCATTACTGGTGCAATTCATAATCCTGATAACTATGAGCATATAGACTCAGGGGCAAGAATTGATGAGCGTCCTATTACTATTGTTCCACCTGGCGTGCAAGCAGCACCTAAAAATATCCGCGTATCATCTTATTCTCAAATCAACCAAGGCATTTCATTTACCACTCTGCGTGTTGATTGGGATGCAGTTGATAATGCCATTACCTATGAAGCTCAATGGCGGAGAGATAACAATAACTGGGTATCAATGCCAAGATCATCAACTTGTGGTTTTGAGGTGGATGGTATTTATGCTGGTCGTTATCAGGTGAGAGTTCGTGCGATAAATGCGTCTGAAATATCCAGCGTTTGGGCTAATGCACAAGAAACAATGTTAACAGGAAAAATGGGTAACCCACCCAAACCGGTTAACTTTAGAGCGTCGCCATTAGTATTTGGCATTAAGTTAGATTGGGGATTTGGTGAAAATACTAGTGATACGTTAAAAACTGAAATTCAGTACAGCAAAACCAATGATGGTGAAGGTCTGATGCTGTTATCTGATGTTCCTTACCCATCTAAAACCTATGAAATGGCGGGTTTGTCAGCTGGTGTAGCGTTTTATTTTAGGGCAAGGCTGGTGGATAAAACAGGTAATCAATCCGAGTGGACTGAGTTTATTCGGGGAGAATCAGAGTTTGATGTAGGTACGATATTGCCAGAGCTTGATGGACACTTCATGTCATCAGAAGCCGGCCAGCAACTTAGTGAACGCTTGGATTGGAATGCAGAAACCGCGCTTATTCTTGGTAATGCTGACTCTCAGTTATCACGCAATTTGTTAGTGAAACACGGTCAATCACAAGCAGGAATCAAAGAGCTATGGCAAGTCCGTGCAGCGGATAACGAAGCATGGGCGCAGGAAGTTAAAGAAATTTACTCTGCTGTTGGTGACAACAAATCTGCAATTAAAGAGACTCAAACGTCAATTACCAATCTTGATGAGGCTATCGGTCAGCGCTTTACTGAAATACGTACTGAGGTTAATCAGGCTCAAGCCGATATTGCTTCAAACTCTACTGCCATTTCAGAAGCCAACAAAGCCTCTGCCGAAGATAGAAAACAAGTTCAAGCTAAGTTTGACGAACAGGAGGGAATGATTCAGCAAAAAATGCAGGCTGAATTTAGTCAATCTGGTGACGGTGTTGTTACTCATTCAATTAATATCACGATTGTTCATGACAAAGTTAAATATAACGCAGCAGGGCAAGTAATTAGTGCCCAAGTCAAGAATGGAAAACTGGAATCATTCTTTGGTTACAACGCAAATAACTTTGCTTGGTATAACCCTGCAAATGGCAAGATGGAATTATTCATGTATGCCAAGAACGGGCAATTTTTTGTTCGAGATTTATTTATCGAAGATGGTTCGATTACAAATGCAAAAATAGGGAATGTGATTCAATCTAATAATTATTTAAATGGGAGGCCGAGCTGGATAATTAATAAAAATGGGTTTGCTGAATTCCAGAATATAAAAGCGAGAGGAGAAATAGAGGCAACTTCTGGACGTTTAAAAAATGTTGTTATTGAAGAAAGTTGTGACATTCTAGGAAAATTAAATGTTGAAAACTTAGAGGGGAATATAATCTCAATACATAGAGATAATATTTACCTAAGAGAGATTTGGAATGATGGGAATATTCACACTATATTTAAAGTTAAGCAACGAAGTCAATATTGTACGATATGGGTGGATGGAACAATAACGGCAGATGAAACAATTCCTATTAATGCAATTCATAAGGTGGAAAACCGCGCAGTCATTGCCTATCGAGCACCAGGATTCCCTATTGAAAGAGCTATGTTTTCTGTTTTTATGGACGGCAAGGAAGTTGAATTTAACTCTCATATATACCCACTTGTTACTGGCAATGTCGCTGGTTTTTATGCTGCAAACGATATAACAATCACAATTCCACCGGGTAACAGTATTGTGGAAATAGGTATTAGAATCCCACATATCCCTGGTGAATCTAATGGAGTATTAATTAGAGGTCGAGTGTTTTTACTACCACATAGTGATGAAGTTATTTTAATTAACTGAACGGAAAAGTAATCTTATGATATACACAACAGGCACTGTTAACACAGTGTCAGGGTCTGCTATTGTCCGCGGAACTGGCACTAAATTTAAAAATAATAATCCAGCCATTAATATCGGAATGACGATTTTAATTAAATCGGGAAATACTAATATTCCGTATATGATTAAATCCGTTAATTCCGACACTGAATTAGTATTAGCACAACCTGCATTAGCCACAGCAACTAACACCACGTTCTCAATTCATATTACTGAGCCCGATAATAATAGTGATGCAGCCAGAACCATGGTTGCAATAAATGCATACACGCAATATTTCCTTGATGCAATGAATACGTGGATGACTGAAACAGGGCAGACAAAAATTGAAATGCCGAACGGTGAGATTGTTACGCTAGATAGCATTAAGAAGATGCAGGGGGATATTAAGAATAAGGCTGATTTGACGGTGACATCCGAGCAATCATTTGAATCTGCCATCAATGCATCGAGATTTAATGCGAGGCAAGATGGCCAGTCGTACATGATGGGGGTGCGAGCAGGGCAGGCGTTTTTAGATTACTGGGATGGTAAAAAATGGACAGGTGAAGTTTTACACCCCAAAAAACCCGGTATGATGATGCTTACTAGCGATTATGGTATGAATACTTCAAGAAATATAGAAGTAGTAGACTTCAATAACTTAAAAGGGTTTGGTTGGTATAATCAGGTTTCGTCAGTGGACGCTGGTAAGAGTCTAAATCACCCAACGAAACGAGCGGGTAATTTAACCGTTTGGCTTGGCGCTGGTCAGTCATCATGCATACAATATTGGATGGATTACTACACTGCTGAGGCACTATCTCGCACCTATTACACATATGAGGATAAGTGGAGTCGGTGGTATAAAACATATGGAGAACAAAATACAACAGTTGATCCACAGGGATTCATAAAAAAAGCCTCCCCTATTATCAACATCAACCCCGACGGCACATTCACTACAAACGACGAATCAGATGGCGCAACTGTTGCTCGAGTAGGACAGGGTGAATATCTTATCGAAGGTGTGCTAGGTTTTAATTCAGACGCAGGTTGGGGCGGTGTAGATGGCGGTATTGAAATTCCACTCGGTGTCAATAAACAGCCACTTATTTGGGTTAACTCTGAAGTAAATGAGGACGGTTCTATTCTCGTTAAAACGTATCATCGAACTCATCCTAACGCACCTAAATTCGCCCGTAATGATATTGACGGCTATAATGACGGTGACCCAATTGATATCCCTGATGGTCGTTTTATTTCCGTGCGTGTACAGATGCCAGAGCAATCCATCTATAACGTGAGAATGCGTGAGATGGAAGAGGCGCAGAAAGTGGAAGAGGAACGCAGACAAAAGGAAGAAGAAGAAAATCAGGACACCAATAAGACACCAGAAATTGATAACTGATTGATTATATAACTCAGTCGGCCCAATCGAGCATCGACGCTATTCTGTTTTTAAATATTGCACCGAATTAGCATCTGGCAACTTCTTGCTTCTCTCACGATAAAACGCTAATCGTTCATTAAAGTACGCTCTCAAATGTGCTGGTTGTTGTCGTTCAACTTCGGATGCAACAACTGGCATATTGAGGCGTTCTTTATATGCGACACCAGAAGCTGCAAAATCGACATTGATTTTATCTTTTTCTTCTTGAGTTAGGTTTGCGAGATTCATAATGGATCCGGTTAGTTTTTTGTAGAGTATAGCAGGGTGTGGAATTAAAAATGAGGAGGTGTGACATACTGTGTCGAGATTGTGACACAATATATGTGAAATGATGGTAAAAATGATTAAATTCTGCAAAGTCAAAATTTGCTGGCTGGCATGGATAGTGGCTTTGTAGGCTAAATAGCGTTAATCAATACTTTCACATCATCCGATATTAAATCTATTCAGGAAGAAGTGAATCAACGTACTGCGGAAATTAACCGTATTTCAGAACAGACTCAATTTAATGGTGTAAAAGTATTAAGTGAAGACAGCACATTAAATTTACAAGTGGGTGCGCATGATAAAGAACAAATCAGTGTTGATCTGAAAAAAATGGATGCGACTACATTGGGTATTGATAAATTGGATTTATCAGCAAAAAGCAAACTCGGTTCTAAAGCAATAGAAGCAGAAGTGACTGTTAGTTCTAAACAAGAAATACAACAGTTAGATACTCAAGCGCTAGATGACAAAGTTACAAAAGGCACAATTAAAAGCTATAATATCTATTATGCAAAAGGTGCCGATGGTAAAGACGATAAATCAAAACTTATCGTACAAACTGTTGATGCAAAAGGTGTTGAAGGTTACTTTGATGCAACTGTAACTCCTGGTGCTGCAGGTGCTAAAGCAACAGTGAATGTTACTACAACAGCGGTAGCAGGTTTAGATATAGCTAATGAACAACCATTATCAACACTAGATAAAGCATTATCTCAAGTTGATAGCCTACGCAGTGCCATGGGTGCCGTGCAAAACCGATTAGATTCTACCATTGCTAACTTAGGCAACACGGTTAATAATCTGACCGCATCACGTAGCCGTATAGAAGATGCCGATTATGCGACAGAAGTGTCTAATATGAGTAAAGGTCAAATCCTGCAACAAGCAGGCACCTCTGTGCTTGCGCAAGCAAACCAAATGCCTCAAAACGTATTATCACTGCTTCGTTAA